TAAACTCGCTCCCATTTCTACATCTAATGTGTAAAGGGTTAAGTGTATAACTAAAGAATCCATTTAAGTTATAGTTGCTAATAATCCCTTTTAATAGTGAAAAGCAACTTTCTTTTATTGTTCTATAGACTGACCTAACAACTAATATCCTTCTTTTCTCTTGTATAGCTTTCAATACTAGTTTTAAAGCAGTATGATATGATTTACTGCTTCCATATCCTCCAACAATGTAATAAAATCTCTTATCCCAGTTATTCAGATAATCAATAAAATGCTCATTAGCTTGTATATTAATTTCCATTTCTTTCAACTCCTTGAATAGTTATACTTACATTGTTGTCTTCAATGTCTATGTCTTGCTTGTCTTTCCATTTACTAGATTTTCTATTCTTTAACCAAAATATCTGAGCTGCTACATCTCCTGGCATTTCTTTTATTACTTCTTTTACATATGTTGATTTCTTTCCATCTACCTCTTTAACTTCTTTTATAACTTCTTTATACTTGTATCCTATTGCTCTTTTAAAAAGTGCATTTTCTACTTCTATGTCTGCAACTTCTTTGCCTTTTTTTAAAGCGTCCGAAAAGTCTGCATATTTTTCTTTATATTTATAAAATGTGTCTTTAACTATTCCTAAATTCTTACATATCTGTTCATCAGTTAATCCGTCTCTTTTCCAAGCTTCTATCTCTACAAGTCTTGGTTTAACTTCTGTTTCATATTTACTTTTAGCAATTGTTATCACCTACTTTTTTCAATCTTTAATTAAACAAAAATATTCACTTCTTACTGTACTTTTACCAAATGTAGAATGATTATACTCTTTTTCTATAAATTCACATTTAAAATTCTCTTTTAATAACTCAGATAGATTATTTCCTATGCTTCCAAAGACTAAAAATACATTATTTCTGTTTAAGTTATTTTTTATAAATTGTATAAGTCTAATATCGTCATCAATAGACCAATCTAAACCTTTGTTAGTTACATAATTGTAACCTACAAATTTCTTATCTTTCTTAACGGTTTTCTGAATATATGGAGGGTCTAAGAATATAAAACTATTATTATAAATGTTATTCTCGTTAAACATTTCTGTTGTAACTTCTATAGTTTTTATTGCTTCTATATAGTTTCTTAATTTATTTAATTTATCTTCTGAATAAAAAGAGCTCCCTAAATTTTCTCCACTTCCACCAAAACCAAAAAGCAAAGACAATGCCTTTCTTTCAGTATCATCAAAATATTTGTTTTTACTTTCTTTACTATTTTTAATTTTTAAGCCACAGCAAGGGCATATTTCAAAAAATATCTCTTTAAATTTCTTGTTATATTCATCAAATTTAATTTTATCTGTATCATATAAATCCCTTGAACTTATACTTTTATCATAATTAAGATATTCAAGGCATTTTTGATGTAATGCTAAAGGATCTAACTTTAATAAACTTTCTATTTTTTCATCTTTTACATTAGCTGTAACTTTTAAATCCTTAAATTCATTTTTTAAAGATAGTGGTATTTCCATTGCTCCAGCAAATATATCTATAAAATTATCTCTATAATTATTTATAAATATTTCTCTTATTTCTTTGTAAAATCTACCTTTACTCCCAAAATATGGAAATGGTGGTTTTATTCTATTCATTTTTCCTCCTGAAAAACAAAAAAAGGACTTAAATAAAAAACTAATAAGATTTTTACATCTTGATTAATTTGTTATCTAAGTCCTTCTACTTTATTTAATAAAGCTGTCAATAGATTTCTCTACTTAACGACTTGGTCTTTTTAATTGTTGCCTATATTGTAGCATATATATACTGTAAATTCAATAGTTATGTTTTTATTTTACTTTTTGAATTTCTACAATATTTATATGTTTACAGCTACATTTTATTTTTAAAGTATTTTTGTTTAAATACTCAACTGATTTACATTTTATTTTCATATTCTTTTCATTTTTTATATTAGCTATAAATTTATTACAATTCTTACATCTGTAAATCAATTAATTCAACTCCTCCACTTCTATTACAAAATAATCTCTATCACAACCTAATTTCTTTGTTCCTTTAAGTTGATATATAAAACTATCATCTGTATAAAGAAAGCCGTTAAAACTATCTAATATAGCTTTAAAATAATTATCTATATCTTTTTTACGATTATCTTTGAAATATAATTCTATATTTACTTTTATTTTTCCTGTAAATGTTATATACTTCTTAGATTTAATATACCATTGTACAGCTTCTCTAAACTCTCTGCCTTTTTTATTAAGTCTTAAACCTTTTCCATCTTTATTTATAGACCAATGGTCATTTACAGAATCAGGCTTGTATGGAATCTCAAATCTTTGCTTCATCTAATTACTTCCAAATTAACATAGCTATCAAAACTATTTTCAAGACTATAACATATATAAAAAATGTATTAATTTTATTTAAAATAATATTATCTTTTTTTTGAACTTCATAAGCCATTTTATATTTATCAGACATATTTTTATAAAATTCTTTATAATATTGTTCTATTTCACTTGCTTTTTTTGCTCCTTCTGCTTGTGTTATATAAAATGCTCTTTCAGATTCAAGCTTTTTATTACCAGTATTTAGAATCTCTATTTCTTCTTTTAAACTGTCTATCTCTTCAATGTAAGCCTTGTTATTTCCTGAGTTATTTTTTAAATCTTTAATTAAATTTAAAATATATTTTTCACACTCTTCCTTACTATTTAGCTTAGATGAATTAAAAGAAACCTCAGAAGTTTTATTGATTTTTGAAACTAAATTTCTTAAATAATCTCTTGTTTGCATTTGTTTATGTACCATTTTATCCTCCTATATTTTTAATTTTTATGCTTCAAAAAATGTTTGATTTTTCTTATAGTAAAAATATTTCATTACTCCAAGTTGTCCTTGTCTATTTTTTAAAATTTGTACTTTCATAAGTTCTTTATACTCTGTATCTGTTGGCTCAGTTGTAAGACCTAGTATAGTGGAAGCGTCTTGCTCTATTTGCCCACTTTCTCTAAAATCTGCAAGGTAAACATCTTTGTCAACTCTTTTTTCAATATCCCTTGAAAGTTGAGACAATGCTATAACTGCAATGTCATAATCTTTAGCTATTTGTTTTAATCTTATAGAAATATCTGTTATTTGCTCGTATCTACTAGATGTCTTGTTAGATTTTACAAGTTGTAAATAGTCTACAACTATAAAATCAACCCCATTTATTTCTTTTTCGTTTTTAACATACTCCTCAAGTTCATCTATTTTGAAATTTCCATCATAAAGTTTTAATTCGCTTTTTTTTAAAATTTTGTCAAATAAAACTTTAACTAATTGTTTTTGCTCAGAATCTAAAGTATTAAATCTTTCTTTGTTTGTTAACATCTCTAATTCAATTCTACTTTGATTGCTTATTATTCTTTGAATTATCTGTTTTAAAGGCATTTCTAAACTAAAAAATAATCCTCTAGATTTTTGAGCCATTAGCAAAGTTATATACAATGCGAAAGCTGACTTCCCTACTCCTGGTCTTGCTCCTATGATATGTAGATCTCTTTTTGTAAATTTTAAATACTTATCTAGTCTAAATTTTCCTGTCCTAACTGAATCATTTTCTTCAAGTCCTTCATAAAATAGCCCTTCAATGTTTTTTATATCTGCAACTTGAATACTCTTGTCATTTTCTTTTATAACTTCTGCATGTAACTCTGTTATTTTCTTTTTTATTTCTTCATTTGGAGTATTAGCTAATTCTAGGATACAGTATTTATAATATCTGTTTTCTAAGCCTTTTATATACTGTTCTAAGTTGTTTTCTGTACTCATAATAGTTAAGTCTAAAGCTTCAGCTAGCAAGCTTCTAAATCTAACTTCATCATATAGAGCATTAACTGAAAGCCCTTCTAGTTCATATTTTTTATATTTTTTAAAAAATTCTTGAACTAAACTAGAAAAATACTTATTTGGAATATTCTTAATTTTGTTTTTAAAATTAATATCATCTACAATGTAAAGCATAGCAATCAGTGCTTTTTCTTCGTATGATACTTCTGTAATCATCTACACCAACTCCTTATATGCTTCTTTTGGCTTAGTTAAGTTATAGCCTTTATTATAGTTATCAGTATGTTCTATTAGCTCCCAATCATCTCTTAAAGCTTTAAATAGATACCCATCAGCTTTATTATTTTTGTTACAATAATCTATAACTTCTTTTATTCTCTCTATTGGCTTGTTTAGTTTTATGATGTCAAAAACTTTTATTTTTCTTACTCCTAAGAGCATTTTAATTTCTTGTTGTAATGCTCCATTAGAATTAACAACAACTTTTTCTTTTTGCTCCTGGATCTCTATTATATTTTTTAAATTATTATTAGTTATTATTAATCTTGTATTATTAATACTTGTATTATTATCCTCACGATTTTTCGTGATAGGGGTATCATTATTTTTCGTGATGGGGTCTACTTCTTTTTCGTGATAGGTATCATTATTTTTCGTGATAGGGTCAGCAATGTATATTCTTCTTTCTTTTATGTTTTTAGTTCCAGGTTCATATATTAATTTTGTTTTTATATATCCTGCTTTTTCTAAATCTCCTATCCATAAACTAACTGTATTTTTGTTAACTTCATATAACTCCGCAAAGTAAGAGTTTGTTGCATTACAATAACCATTTTTATTACATAATGCAGTTAATTCTGAATACATTATTTTTTCCATAGGTTTTAAATTTTTATCATATCTTACATTTGCTGGTAATATTCCATAATATCCTGGTGCTTCCATATAAATAACCTCCTGTATATTTGGAGAGCCTGTCCTAACTCTCTTTTATTAATTCAATTAGTAAAGGCTACCCAGAGCTTGACAGGCTATGAATAGCCCCCACTAATTCAATTAATAAATTTACTTATAACTTTTCGCTTGATTTACTAGATATTACTAGAAAGCTACTAGATACTTTTATAGTTTTATATCCTACATCTTTATCAACTAGTATTTCACAAGAACAGCCCTTGCTAGACAAAGATGTAAGATAGTTAGTTTTTCCCATTCATAAAACTAATAAAATTTATAGTTACAAATTGACGAAACTGTAACGGTACGGCTAGCTTTAAAATTCAGATACATCGTTGTATCCTATAAATTCCGAGTCTAATACTCCAACCACTAGCTTGTTTACATCTGCAAATGCTTAAATCTGTAAGGGGATAAAACATGAGAATTCTCAGCTCGGAAGCTTACCCCCATTCTGGGACTCAGTTTTATCTAGTAGCTACACCTTACATAAATAACACTAATGAGAGGAAATAAAACAATTAAAAATCATTTTAATATTAGTGCTATATATCTAAGATTTAGATAATCCTTACACAGAAACACACAAGGTAAAGGAGGACATCAAAGAAATTTAATCAG